GAGGACCACTTCGAAGTAGTTGAAGCGTACCGGTCTTACTACCGTGCGGCCAAGGGGCGATTTGCCACGTGGGGCGGTGACAGGAAGTTGCCTGGGTGGTGGTTGCAGACGGTGCCAGACAAAATAGGTTAGCGGCGTGTTGGCGGTGTGTTTTTAGTATGGGAAAGGTGTTGTAAATATGTCACTGGATAAAATTATGGGAGAATTGGAGCGTATGACTTGGGAGCGTGATTCGGCGAAGCGTGAGATACGTATTCTCAAGGACAGGGTATACGGCATGAACCGGGAGATCGCAGGGCTGAAGCGGGGCTCCGAGTCGGTGGATGAGATGGACATCGAAGCGTTTACGAATGCGCGTACTTGGCTGGTCGAGGCCCTGAGGGACGGCGGTGCGGAGATCACTGACGGTGGCGTAGGGGTTGGTAGGGCTGATACGGGGTTTATTCTGGACGGGATGCCGTTCCAAGTTTCCTTGCGGCCTAGGCCCTTGGTCGAGTTAGAAGACAAGGCACGATTTATAAAAGATGGGAAAATTTATAAGCTCTGACTTATTTTAATCAGACGAGGGGGCTCTTGACCGTTAAAGGCGGGAACAGAAGGATGGCCCGGAACTACGCCGGAGGTCTGCCCAAGAGAGCGTCTGAAACTTGTTGGCGTACAACGCTTGAGACTTGTGATTGTACACAGGTGTTTTCAAAAAAATTTCAGATTTTTTAGGGCCGTGTTCAGTGCGCCCCGGAATACGCGAGGGTTCGGCATTCTGGAAGGCCAAGGATATTCCATTTGTAGGTGTCGCAGTTCTTGGCCAGAAGATAATCTAGGTGTTCGCTCTGGGTCATGCAGAGTTTTGTGCCTAGGTCTAGGACACGCGACCACTGGCAATCCATTTTCGTGACTACGCCAATGAGGAGTTCGGTGGATGTTTTGCCTGTCTTTTGGTGAAGGGCAACGTCGGTAGCGGTGGATGTGGCGGAGACATACCACGGGATCGGGAGGATGCCGCACCCAGACAAGATGGCGAGAGCGGCGAGGATCAGGAGGAGTGCTTTCACTCTTCAAGGATCGGTAATGGTGGGGGCTGAGATTCCATGCCGGTACAACAATCTTCTACGCCATTGCCTTGGCAGTCGGGGCATGGGGAGGTGACGAACTTGGGGTCAGATACCCACCCCGTACCATTACATTTCGGACATTTCATTGGCTGGCTCCTTCATCATAATTTGTTGCATGGTGCGAGGATCGTCGGCGCTGTAGCGGACGGCTCCGCATGGGCAGTGGGCGCTGTCGGAGTGCGTAAAGCCGTCCCCTTTGTCTCGGTGTTGGACGAGGACGGCTTGAAGGCAACCCGTAGCTTGGCAAACTGTACGGCTTGGGCAGTGATGGCAGTGCGCGAGGCTTGGGACAAGCGACACAACGTTAGACATGGAGAACCTCTTTAATGGTAAGGGTGGTGGTCGGGGTAGCGGGGTTCTGTTACCGCATCAGGCTTTTACGCCTTGCGGAAGTCTGTTGCTTCTTGGAAGTGCGGATGGCCTTGGCCTTTGCGTAGGACGACACCGGCTTTTTCTTGAGGGTGAGGGCCTTTTTCTTGGTCGAGCGGATCATAGTGGTGGGTCTCCCTTCTGGTTATGGTTTGTCGCGCATGAAATAAGTGTCTAGCTTCTCTTCCAGCTTGTCAAACCGCTTCATAATATCGTCGGTGCGGTGGCCGAATTCAGTCTTGGAGACGTAGTTTTTTGCTATGTCTTCGCGGGTTTCGTAGGTCATCTTCTCCAGGTTTCGCTGGGATGAGTTTACGCCACGCATCCACCAAAGGAAACTACCACAGACGAGGGACAAAACGCCATTCCAAATTAGTGCTGTGGGGTCCATGACCAGTGCTTCCTTTATTTTTTGTAGGCTCTGTGGCGAGCCATCGCCTTGTCTAGCTTGGCTTCTTCGGCTTTGTTGAAAGCGGCCCGCTCGGCTAAGAATGCTTTCTTTGTCTTTGCCATCTTCTCTATATTTGCCTTGTTCCATTTTGCATTGTCCTTATCGAACTTGGCCTTGAGCTTTGCGAGCTTGTCGGCTTCGACCTTATTCCATTTAGCGGAGCGGGCTAGAAATTTCGCTTTGTCTTCGGCGAGAAGCTGCGCCTCTGTCTTTTTCTTGCGGGACTTCGTGTTGGCCTTGGACTTAACATGCTCTACGCCACCCGGCGTGTTCTGGCGTTGGGGCTTGCCCTTAGGGTGGGGTACGTTGCGTGCGCCTTTGGGGGTGTTTTCGCGGTAATGGGGCATCGGGTACTCCTAGAACTTTACTTGGAATCTAGCGTTGATGGATTTGCTGAGGGTCTGCGGGTTGAAGGCGGCCCCGATAGAGTAATTTTTGTTGGATAAGCCTATGCCAAGGTTGGTGAAGCCTTGGTCACCGTACTTGATGGACGCGGGGGCACCCTCGTCTTGGAAGGCTTGGGGCAACTTGACCCTGCCGCCATAGGCATAGCCACCGGCCTTGAGGCGGAGGAGGGTATCCTGAAGAAGCTTGTCTATGGGAATTCGGGCTTCGATATCGCCTTCAACTTGGAAGTTGCTTTGGCGGACCCCTTCGGAGCCAGTGGGGCGCATGGCGTTGCCGGAGCCCTGCATACGGAGAGTGATGTATTTGTTAATGGCCTTGGATATTGCGGAAGGGGAAGGCTTTGATCTGTTGGGGGCTTGGTGGTTCATGGGGTGCCGCCCATGTTCTGCATGGTGGGTTTTGGTAGGGGGTAGGAGCGGACATGGGACGTTTTGCCCCGCATGGTGGAGGAGCGTAAGACTTTGATCTTCGTGTCTGCGGCAGTGCCGCACTTGCAGTTGCCACCGCAATTTGCGGGGCTTTTACAGGTGGAGGATGCGTGGGTGTTACATGCCATGGTACTTGAGAACCTATAGGGGTTAGGGGGTGGAAGTCGTCCCCGGCGCAGGGGCTATGGTAACCAAATTTTAAGGGCGGTTCTATACATATTTAGCCAATCGTCTAGGCGCATTATGGTAAGGGAATCGCCGGTTTTCATGCGGGAGCGGCGGTTGATGACTACGGGGAAGTCGGGGCTACGAGCTTCGCGGATGCCTTTCTCGGCTTGGTGGAGGGCTTCGTAGAGCCGGAGTTTCTCGGTGCGTTTGGCTTCAACCCAGATATGGGGCGTGCCAGTTAGGTCTGCGGAACCGCCACCGGAAAGGTTGCGTCCGCCGCCGGAGAGGGGGGCTCTGAATATGACGTTGGAACCGTTGAAGAGACTTTCGTTGAAGTAGGTGGCAAGTTCCCGCTCGTAATTGTCACCCTTCCCTTTCGCACCACGGGGCTTTAAGGCCATTACCAATAATCTCCGTTGTTGTTGTGCTGTTCGTTGTATTCAGTACACTTCTTGCAGATATACTGCCACTTTGGGCGCGGTTGGTCGTCCCTACACCTTATGCAGGGCCGCTTCCACAACTCGGTCTTGCGAGAACTGGATAGAGAGACAACATATTTGGCTCCGTCAAAATCCTTTAATCCTTCTCGTTGTAAGATTCTTTTAACCGTATCGACACAGATGCCGAGGCGTCTGGCCATCTCTGTGTATGGTAACTTCTGTTTTAATGCTTTGACCAAATAGTTGATGTCGGACTTGGTGACAACAACCGACTTACCCATCGAACCTCCTTCCAATATCAGTGACAAAGTTTTAGCATTATACATATAAGTCCTTATAAATAATTAACAAATACGATCAGCCGACCGGGGCGGAAGACCCCGGTCGTTGGGTGTCTTCAGTTTTGTGTTGCGTTAACGGGTTGACAGGTCTACAACCCGCGTTGACGATCCGTTAACGTATTAACGCAAACAAGAACTAAAGACAAACAAGGAGAATAAATGCTTCGCATTATTCTCCTTAGTGTTAAAGATTAACGTGTTAACGTGTTAACGCTCACAGACCATCAGCGTCCATCCCCAGCCACCTACGAATTTCATATTGCGGAACCTTCAGCAGTCTACTGATCTCGGAGGAGCCGAGGCCTTGTGTCTTGGAGATGTGAAGGGCCTGTTGCTTCCGGGATTTGGTGGAGACGATGAACTTCTTGCCGCTGATCAGGTGTTCGCACCAGCCGATGTAGTGAGTTTGGTGCAACTCCGTCTGTTGCCTGACCTTGCCGAAGCTGACCTGTGTAACCATTACGATTCTGCAATCGTTACCGGCTTGTGCGCCTAGGTAGGTATAGGGCGTGAACTCCCTGCCGTCGGATGTGTGGACGTATAGGTTAGCGTCGTCCAGACCGGCCTTTGCTTTGACATCGTTCTTGTCTTGGTAGACTTGGGTGATGAAAATCTGGGTATCGACATCGGTGAGTTGCGCCGTCGATCCGGCCTCACGACCTAGACCAGCGTCCCCTGGTTTGTTTCGGTGGTGGACCAAGACAACCGAGACCCCTTTGTTTCTGACCGTTTTTGCCACGAGGTTTACCTTCGCCCACTCGGTGGGGCTTGCTTCTTCGAGGCCACGGAAGGCGTTGCGAATTGTGTCGATGACAAGGATGTCAGGCTTAACAACTTCGAGCCATTCGCCGAGTAGGTTGAACCCCGCTTGCGACATCAGGTCCATCTCGCCACCGTCTTCGGGGGCTATGAGGGTTGGTGACCATAGGGCGAAGTGTTCGTTGGTGTATCCGAAAGTGTCGTTGAAATCCTTCATCCTCCGCAGGGTGGTACGCCTTGGATTGTCGTAGTCTAGGTAGAATACCTTGGCCAACTTGCCCATTTCGTAGGGGCCGAAGCTAGGCCTACCGGCGGCGAGGGATGTCAGCATCGCAGACAAGAAATAGCTCTTACCGTGGCCGTTGAAGCCAACGACCTGAGTAATCGTTGCTTCGGGGATCAGTGGGTCAACCCAGAACGGTTCGTCTGACAGGTTAGCTATAAGGTCATCGATGGCCGGGGCGTAGATGGGAACGAGGCGACTCGGTGGGACAATCGCCGTTTCCTGTCGCACTATGAGCTTGTCTTTGCGTATGCCAGCCTCGTCGTAGTCGTCTGGGTAGTTCCTTCTGTCCATATCTTGGGCAGATCGCATCTTCTGGAGCAGCCATAGCTTTAGTTCTTCGGCGGAGTAGGACTGAGGATCAAAAAAGGATTGATAATAGTTAGTTACGGTCTGTATTAGACTGTCTCCAACAACACCTTTTCGGACCATCTGACCACAAAACCGGACCATCCAATCATCTGTTCCGTCCCCATCCCGTAATTTTCGTCCCAGTATGGCGACACGGTTTTCGGTTTGCTCGCTGATGGACAGCGATTGCTCTGGGGTAGCTACGGAAATTGCAGAAAGGTTAAGGGTGTCGAAGCTGAATGCTTCCTCGGAGTCGGTAATTTCTGTAGGGTTTCCCTGCCACTCGTGGTCGGCGAGGTCATCGAAGCTGTGGTGTTCGGCTATTTCCCACTTGTATTGGTGGGTGACTTCACGCTTTTCGTTTAGCTTGACGGACGGTGGCATTACCACGTACCCGCCATCACCCCTAAGGTCTAGGCCTTGGATGTTTACCCATTCTCTGGCGGTGCCGCCAACCTTATTCCCGAAACGCTTACCCTGCATGGGGTGCGCGAAATAGTAATGGTGCCCCCTCGTGGTCTTGACGGCTATCGGTGTGGTCAGGTTCTTCTTTTTTACGTAAGCCTCTGCCTCGGCGTTGTCGCAATCTAATACGATCACGCCACTGATAGCGCCCGTGACTAGGGCCAGATTAAATATCTCTACCCTAGTGCCGCTTGATGTCGGTGCGCCATTATCGAACCAATCCTCTACCTCTTCCATGGTGGTGGATCGTGTTTGATATTCCTTCCAGCCAGCCAGGGGCTTCTTGCCGCTTACGGACAGGGGGATAATTGTCCATCCGCGATCTATTGCATCGACAGCCTCGTCATACAGAAGTGCCTTTAGTTCTTCTTTTCGATCCGTCATTGTTATCATCCTGTTCAAAGTAATCATCGATGTTGAGGGGGCCCTTAACGGCATTCTTTATCTCTTCGAAATGCCGCGTGGTCATGTACCGGGTGTTCATCATGCGGTACGGCGCTGTCCGTGGCTTGCCCAGTAGCTTCGCGACCTCGTTGGGACCGCCACAATCACTGATAAATCTCTTGGCGTTAAATTTCCACACACTCCTAACTCCTTCTGGTTATGGGTTCTTCCTTTTCTCACAAACCGGACAGCTAATCAACCTAGTCCCATAAACGTGACAAAGTTTTATCACTATACCTAGTTGTCTTTTATTTCAGACTGATATATAACCAGCGGTGACGATAACCATAACCCTGAGGAGAATTCCATGTCTGATTGGGATGCATTCGAAAACGATACCGCTACTTCGGGTATGCAGAAACTCTTGGAAGATTACACCGAGACCAAGGTCATCTTCGACGAGAGTAAGGAAAAGATGTCTACCTTAGAGGCCGGGATTATCGCTGAATTTGGTGATGATTTTGGTGAGCAGAGCAAAAAAATAGGCACCAGCATCGTCACGATCAACCGTCAGGAACGGTATGATTGGGACCAGAAAATTCTCGAAGCCCTATTTCATTCTGGTGCGATACCGGAATATGTACGGAAGAGGCTTACCATCGATAAGCGTTCCTTCCACAAACTAACCAAAGCAGAACAAGCCCCGTTGCTCGCGGCACTTACCCGCAAGCCCGGACCTGTGTCTGTAAAAGTAACGAGGAGCAGTTAATGGGATTCGCACCAATGAACACCTCGGACGAGAGAACCGCAAGACGCAAGGTTCTGTTGTACGGCCACCACGGTTGGGGAAAAACAACCCAGCTTAAATATTTCCAAGAGGAGTACGGCAAGGGATTTATCTTCTCCGGCGAGAGTGGGCTGAGTTCCATCCGCCAAGCTAAGATCGACTACCTACCGTTTACATCTTGGGACGACGGATCGGACCCAGACAAAGAAAGCTACAGCTTCGTAGACATCTTCAAGTGGACCAAGACGGATGATTTCAAGAAGAAGAAGTACCTTTGGATTGGCATCGACAGCTTGACCGAACTTTCTGACATGTCGTTTAAAAGCGCGGAGAAAGAGCAGAGGATGTTGGCGGAGAAGTCCGGCAAGAACAGTGATGGGTTTGCTGTCTGGGGTAACCACGCAAGCCAACTCATTGGTGCGTGTAAGGCTATACGCGATATGGATATGCATGTTATCGTGACCGCATTAGCCAAGGAAAGTACGGACGATAACGGCAACACGAATTACTGGCCTATGGTTGCTGGCAAACAAACCACACAACAGCTTCCGGGTATCTTCGACTGTGTATTTTGCGGAGTCAGAGTTACCGACGAGAAGAACGGTAGGCAAAAGGTTCTGCGCTATACAATCACAGACGAAGTGAAGGGGTGGCACGGAAAGGTCAGGGATGAACGTAGGCGTCTGAAGCCTGTTGAATTAACTGGTAATGTTGTGGAACTTCTCAAGCGCCTTGATATGGACGATGACGAGTTCAACAAAGCCATAACTAAGATCGTGAAGGAGAAAAAATAATGGCGTTTAATTTTAAGGAACTAAGCCTGTCCGGGGTAGAGGTTTCGACAGCGGCCCCTATCTTGAGCCCCGGACGTTATGTCGTAACGGTTAAGAACGCCCAGTTGAAGGACACTAAGAACAAGGGCAACGCCGTTGAGTTAAGTATGACGGACACAAACGGCAGTGGATCGCTACGCGGTTGGCTGAATGTGTTCGTACCATCCTCGAAGGTGGCCACCCGCATTGGACGGGAGCAACTAAAGGCGTTGCTTACATTCGGCCAGCATCCCAACCCCGACAACCCCGGCGACATTAAGACCCTGATTGGTTTGACTGTCGGCATATCTGTTGGGCAAGACACCTACGAGAAGGATGGGGTGGAGCGCGTGGGATCAAAGTTAAAGGGATTCTTTGATCCAAGCGAAATCGAGCCGGATGCAAAAAAAAACCAATCATCCTCCCCACGGTCTACCGCCCCTACTGATGACGCTGAAGATGTAGATGATTTGGTAGACGAGATACCGTTTTGATTGGTTTTAGGCGGGGGGGAAACCTCCCGTCTTTTTCCCCTGTGAGGTCGAAAATGCTTCGCACAGGTCGAAAAACCTTCGCGGAAATCGTGCGTAGGTATTTTGCGAAACTAATTCCTACGCCACCTCCGGCTTACCTAACCGGCAAGCCCATACTTCCTTACCCGAAGAGGCAGTGGATCAGGTGGTCTGACGGAACGTTGACGAGCGAGAAGTATGATAGGTGACTTGAGATGGATATCGCGGACCTTATAGAACACGCATATGATACGGAAAAATTAAGCAATAGACCGCCGCGTTCCTATATCGGCGCTAGTGTTATTGGTAACTCCTGTGAAGCAATGATCACGTATGCTTTGCGGGGTTACCCTGACACGGACATCTCCGGTCAGCTTAGTAGGATATTCCGTGACGGTCATCGCATAGAGCGACAGGTTCTAGACGATATGAAGAAGGCTGGCGTGGCGGTCATGGAGAAAGACCCCATGAATAACCGGCAGTGGGCTTACCATTGCTATGGTGGTCACGCAGTTGGTCACGCCGATGGTGTGCTGGAGGGCCCCAATGGTGAATCGTGGTTGCTTGAGATCAAGAGCATGAACGATGCCAGGTTTAAGCTGTTCAAGAAGAACGGGGTGAAGTCCAGCCACAACAACTATTATTCACAGATGCAATTTATGATGGGCATGGCCCAGTTCGAGAAGGGTGTGCTTGTCTCGTATAATAAAAACAACTCGGAGTATCATTCTGAGATACTCGAATTTGATGAATTTCATTATCAGGCCTTACGTCAGAAGATTGAGAATGTACTTAATAACGAGGCACGAAAAATATCGGATGATTCCACCGATTGGAGATGTAAAAGTTGCTTTAAGAGGACAGCATGTTGGGATTCAGAAGAGCCAAAAGACAAAACGATGAGAACGTGCGCGAACTATCTACCGAAGCTGGACGGAACGTGGGCTTGCCCGAAGGGATGTCAACAGGAGTGCAGGGCGTGGAAGGTTTGGCATCCCAAGCCCAAGGCTTCGTCTATCTAGCTTCACCGTATTCCCTAAACGACACCGCAGATGATGCGGCTAGGAATCAGAGGTTCGAACAAATTACTCGTTGTTGCTACACCCTGATGAACACGGGTGTTAGTGTATATTCTCCTATTACACATCATCATGTCGTACAATCAGTTGGTGAAGCGATCAAAGGGGATATCAACTATTGGCTTAGAATGGACTTTGGAATACTTAAACATGCCAATGGGATGTACGTCTTGATGCTTGAAGGATGGGAGAAAAGTGTAGGCGTGTCTCGGGAAATAGAATATGCACGTGATACAATTAAGATACCCGTGATATTCATATACCCAGACAAGTACATTAGGAGTGGGTAATGGTTGCCAATTTACGCATCACAATCCTCCGGCTGGAACACGAGATCGAAAGCGTCCGTGATAGAGTTAAGGACTTGGAGTGGCGTATGGATCATGGCGAAGAGGTCCATCGTGACGCAAGGACGAGGGCGGTAGACAAGCTTAGGCACCTTAACAAGGAACTGCTGCACCTAGAAGAAGATGAATTATGCCAATCCTCGTAGGAATTACTGGGTACATGGGCAGTGGAAAGACACTGGCCGCTGATCACTTGTGTTCGCAACGGGGATTTAGAAAGCTGAAGATGGCACAGCCCCTAAAGGATATGCTTTCTGCCGTTGGATTAACCACGGATGACCTTGAGGGTGCGAGCAAGGAAGAGGCCTCGACGTTGCTTTGCGGGAAGTCGCCACGCCATGCCATGCAAACGCTGGGGACAGAGTGGGGCCGCGAATTAATCGGGGAAGATATATGGATTAATCTCTGGGAACGTAAGGCCACTGGGCTTATGAGCTTGAACCATAACATTGTCGCTGACGATATCAGGTTTGAGAACGAGGTTAAACAGATACGTTTCATGGGCGGCGTGGTTCTACGGGTAAGCCGGAATGGCGTGGCGTCGGATCACCCGACTGAGGAACAGGACTTCCTAGTTGACTTCGAAGTGGTGAATAATGAAGGTACTGACTCCCTAATTGCCCAAGTGGACGCTATTCTTTTTCATAATGTAGTCGCCGAGGAGGACACATAAATATGCTTAGTTTAATAGGATCGGTTCTTGGTTTTACCACTTCCTTTCTTCCAAAAATATTAGGATTCTTCCAGGAGAAGAGGGATCAGGCGCATGAGTTGCGGTTGATGGACAAGCAACTCGAACAGCAAATAAAGCTTGGCTCACAAAAAATGCAGATGATGAATATCCAAGCTGACATCAGTGAAGTTGAGGCTCTCCACAAGGAACACGCCGCCGTCACCAAGAAGTCAGCCCAGTGGTGTATCAACCTTTCCTCGTCTGTCAGGCCTGTAATCACCTACCTGATATTCGCGGAGTTCGTGGTTCTCACTGGATTGCGAGCATCCGGGTATATTGATGATGCGGCCTATATGATGATCTGGAGTGGTGAAGCAGAATTACTCTGGTCTGCCATCGTCTGCTTCTGGTTCGGTCAACGTACATTTAACCGTAAGGAAGCTGGGTAAATGCCCTTTGTCTGGATTGAGAAATGACAACAATGTTCTTCATACTATGGGTCCATACCATGACCAGTGATGGATGGTTCGCACACGAGTATTTTACAACGCAGTCATCTTGTACGAGGGCGGTCTACCACTTGATTGCGACGATCCCTTGGGGCCCTAACTATGCCTACAAGTGCCTCGCTAAGGGCAAGAAGCCACCGGTGATTGATATGAGGAAGGTGAGACAGGAGTTGAAGGGTATATGAAGCCATTTCTTTTGATCCTACAAATTGTCGTTGTTACCCCGGAAGGGGGAATTGCAAATACCATAGACAGGTTTTACATTCCGTCGAAGGCCATGTGTGAAGATGTCCAGAAGATAATGAAATCAGCATTCACTTGGCAACGCCATGAACGGAATGACCAAGGCCTTATTCAGAAAACCAGAGCCTACTCCATTGCTAAAATCCAATGCATCCCCATGCGTGGCGTACAGCATATGCCGGGGGATGAGTGAGTGAAGATCAATGACGCTGGGTTGGAGATCATTAAGCACTACGAGGGTTACTCTTCGTCTGTCTATCGTTGTCCAGCCTCGCGTCTGACGATAGGTTGGGGCTCGACATGGGACCATAACGGCGATCCCATACGGGAAGACCAGCCGGATATAGACGAGGAATACGCTGAAAAATTATTGCTGCGGGAAATTCACCATACTGAACACGCAATTGCTAGGCTGGTTAAGGTTGGGATGACCGCGAATTCGTACTCGTCTCTTACTTCTTTTATATACAATGTCGGCAGCGGAAACTTTCAGTCCAGTACGTTGCGGATGAAGCTGAACCGTGGAAATTATTACGGTGCCGCCGACGAATTTCCTAAGTGGAGGAGGGGTGGTGGTCGTATTCTGAGGGGTCTAGTTAGACGAAGGAAGAGCGAGCGAGACCTATTTCTCTTAGACCTCTAGGTCGCGAAGGGCATCCCTTAGGGTATCGGGTAGTTCAGTTGGCTTACCGTCGCGGGTGAATACGTTTACGCAAGTAGCGTGGGCCGCTTCCTCCCCCCTAACGAACACCTCGTAGTCTGTAGTAACTGACTTCCCGCCAATTTTTATGACCTTCGAGAAGATCATCACGTTGCTGGGGTATGTAATCTCTGTCTTAAAGTCCATATCGATATGAACCATAACGTGATCCCATCGGCTACCTAGCTGTGCATACAATATAGCGTCATCGAATAATTTAACCCGCTCATGGGATACCCAGGCGGCTATGGCCAGATGGTTCGCGTGACCCTGCGAGTCGATGTCTGTGAACCTGACTTCAACCATTTCTATAACGTGTTTGACGGATTATAAACCGGTCTCCCGCTCATCAGTTGTCTGGCGAATTGGGGTAGGATTTGGAACACGGACACTATGCACTTACCCTTAGCCAGAACCATTAACCACACCTTGTCAGTCTCACGGTAGGCAATGAATACTGTGTCTGCGTCAACGCTAGTTATGGGCGGAGAGGCGTTATGCGCGGCCACGGTCTGCATGGCATCGCCATCGGTAAGAAGCATGGTGGTGGCGTTTGGATGACGTTCCTTGATTTCAGCCATAATGAAGTCCAGATGGCGGTTGACTTGACCGCATTCGGTACTCCATGTCGCTATTTGCTGATGGATGGTTAGCGGCGGTGGTTTTAAGAGAACCGCCTTGCCTGAGGGCGTGCTGGTGACACACGCAGACACCACCAGGGCAAGGAGGACGGAAGCAAGGAACCTACCGCCTTTTCTTGGTGTTTCCCTGAGGTAACCCAACCCAGTTCGTTTTAGTAATCCAGCCACCAGAATTTCCACTTCTACTTCCTCTAGTTTTAGCCTCTCCTCCAGCGAATTCAGCCGCGCTCTCTTGGAAACTCTTTATACCACCAAGGACGGGTATCCGTCTTCCTACCGATCTGCCGAAATCTCGTGCCTTGCTGGGGTTGTCGATGTCCATCGCGGCGGAAACGCCCTTGAGAGCATCAACTCCGATACCGACGGATGGTCCGGCGACGGCAGACAAGACCCGTATCTGGCCGTAGGAGCCATTGTCTGCCTGGGCTGCGGAGTTAAACGCCATCTCCGCTACCAGACCAAGGCCACCCATGGCCAATAGGCCTTCTACCCACCAACCGAGGAACTCATTTGGTGTGAAGCCGAGGGTGGCGAGGTTGTCTTCGTTCATAAACTGGCTGTTTTCGATGTCGCCGCCGAGGGCTTTGGCGATATCACCAACAAATGTTTTGTCTAGCCTACGTTCACGCAGCTTTCTTTCGGTGCCGGACTTGCCGCCACGGCCCAGTATCAGGTCTTTGGCGGCGTTGGCACCCATGCCGAAACCCGCGCCAGCCGTGAGGAGTAGGGCTAACGGGGCAACGTTTCCGTGTCCAGCTTCTTTTATGACATCCTTTGACATACGTCCCATCATTATCGGGAATGATTTAAGCTGGAATGCCAGGCCGCCCCACGGTGTCTGTGCCCACATGGGAACATCGTTGGGGTCAGGCGTGAAGATGGTCTCGTTTACGAAACGCATGATGGCGTAGCGTACTTTATCGTCGTTTACGTGGGATCGGATATCGTCCAGACGAGGGCCACCGGCTTCGCCATACTCCTCTAGACCATACCTCTTCAGGAATCGCATGGCCTTTTTGTGGCGGAAATTTCCACCTCTGCCGTTAGAGACTTGCCGTCTGGCCGCGTCAGCCTCTGCCTTGAGGGCATTGAAGCCTACGAGTGCGGAGACTTCCCTTTGTAGGTTGGTCCATGGGGTAAGTAGCGTTGCGTTGAAGAAGGCATTGGTAAATCGTTGGGAACCATCACCAGCCATGTAGGTCATGTTATCGTGGATCAGGTTTTCAATGCCAACGCCGATATCGCGTGCTGCTTGCTTGTATGAGGGGTCACCCATCCATCGTTGCGCCCAGCCCTTGCCCCAGGCTCCAAGCTTACCGCTTCTTACCAGCGGCAAGACAACGTCGGGGAAGGAAGTCAGGGTTGTCCAGGACAGCAGGGAAACCGAGTTGAATGTTTTGATCTTCCTGGTCGTGGAATAAGCTCTCTCCGAACCGAGTGGTTTACGGTTCAGGACGTTCAGATACCTTACCATCCAATCAGTAGTGTCCTTGCTGGCGGGAACCTCGAAGTCAGCGAGGGCGTTCACGATGGCCTTCACCCGGATTTTATATTGGTCATATTGACCTTTGTTTAGAGTGGTTACATCCATCACCTCTAGGAGAAGGTTAATGGCATCCTGTTTATTCTTTGTCTTAGACTGCTTGGTCGAGCCGAGCATGTCGGAGACGCGGACTAACAAAGTGCCAGCATCATCCTCACTTAGGGCCAGCCGGGGAATAATCTCGTCTGTTATTTGGGCTTCGACGCCCATTTCCTTACGGCCAACACCGATTGTCTTATTTCTTAGTAAGATGTCTGCGGCCCCACGTAAGCCATGCTCGGAGACATGGATGTATGCGTCTGCGCCGTGGTTGTTGGTGCCGAACTCTTTCGCCATGTTTATGGTTCTAGTGGTTTTGTCGTAGTACCTAGACAAGATACCCTCTAGGTCAGTCACCATGTATTCGCCCATTTCAGGGAGTTCGTCTGGGGTAAGCTTCAGGAACCGCTGCATGAATGGGTTGGATGCGCTAGACATACGCCTGTGGAGAACGTTGTCTACGTCAATTCGACCATCCGTATCGATCATCCTTTTAATGATCTCGGTTGATATGCGGTTGGCTTCCCTGGCGTCCATGTTGATACCGCTCGCTCTGGCTTCCCGCATGAAATGGGCGACCAGCACCCTGTTGAACTTGCCTGGGTTGGCCTGGATAGCACCCGTATCCCAAACCTGGGGGACGTAGTATTTCTGGTTGAGTTTTGCCGCAACGTCTCCGATTGGAATGCCGAGTTCCATCATGGTATTGAGTTCGTCCTTAAAGGACTTGGCAATATCCATGGCCACTATGCGCTCTCGTGCGTTCAGTGTCGTTAAGTCCTGTGCCCGCATTGCACGGATAATTCTTTCGTGACTAGCGGGTACGGCTTGCGTGCCGAGTTTCTTGTTGACGGGATAGATGAGGCCTTGGTTCTTTAGGAGCCAGCGTTTGCCGGAGCCAACAGAATCAGGGAGCGACCTAAGGGCGCTGATGAGGGGAGCAACCTTCTTCGCAAGATCGGAGCTTTGTTTCTGAAACAGGCCAGCCCCGCCTTCTGGCTTTACGATGTTGCCGAACCAATGGGCACCGACTCTGCGTAGGTGGACGGAGTTCTCTCGTATCCAATTGCCGCCTTTCCCTTGGCCACTGTGGCGTTGGACTGCTGCGAAATCGTCCATTGTGGGCTCTTCGCGGCGAAGTGTTCGTCTGAGGAAGCCCTGTAATGCGTCAGGAACGCCGAGTCGCTGTGCTTCGGCACCTAGGCCTACCATGTCGCCTGGGTTAATGTTTCGTCCAAGATCGATCTGATCCATCATAACCTTGCCAGCCAGGGACGTATCGTCCATGCCGCCAATCATGTCTGCGAACATGTTGGGTAGGTCGCTGTCGAATACGTCGGCGTCAACGTGCTTAACGTGGGCTGGGTTGAATACGACTATGGCTTCAACCGCTGATCCATTCACGGGATCAAGGTCGGTGACCCTAAAGCTATCGTAGCCCAAGTCCCGCATGAAGCTGGTTAGGATGGTCTTGGCCTCTTCTTCTGAGGTTCCCCCGCGTTTGATGCTATCGATAATTATTTCGAAGAGATCGTCACCAGCAAAGAAGCCACCCGTCCGCAGTTCTTCGATGAGATTTTTGCCCACGTGTTGGGTGAACATTCTCTTGTCTGCCATGTCGGTGATAAGCCAGGTGATGTCGTTGTGGTTGCCCTTGATGGAGTAGAAGGTGTTGGCGTCGAAATTAAACGTATCTTCCATCCGTACCAGGAGCGGTAGAACTTTTGGCTGTCTTTGGATACCGGTTGTGTCTGCGAAGAGCGTCCATAAGACTTTCTCTTCCTGGTATAGAGCCGCCAATTTCTTTTGTACCTTGAAGAGATTACTGGCTGGGCTGTCTACGACCTCGTCAATGGACCCATCGGCTATGCTCGCCGCCCGCCTTTTGGTTGTCTCGCGGTAGTGGATGCCGTCTAGGTAGGACAAGAGGTCTGTAATTTTTATGCGGTTAGCGGCGATCTTGTCTGCGTACTCGTAGCCTATGCCCTTCCTGTTCGAGCTAAGGTTGGCGTCGTCTACCATCTGTCTCATAGAGGTTCGATGGCCCGCTTCGCTATAATCGATAGCCAGTGAATTGGCTTTGGTGAGATATATTCCTTCGCCGAACAGGGCTTCAGGGCCTGAAGGCTCTAGGATTACATCTGGGTTGGTGGCGCGGCTGAACTTACCGCCGTTTGGCGTGCCGTGGTAGTACACGTAGTTCATAAGGTCTTCTGTTTCGTTTACACCCACGAATTCCCGTGCGTATACCTCGCGGGCAGGGCTGTAGTTTCCTATGGTCTCCTGTGCGTACTTTGGGGCGACCTCGTTCATCATGGAGAAGCTGCCGGTGTTCCGTACCGCGCTTCTAACGGGTGTGTTTACGGCAGATTTGTTGGCAAGCATATCGCCACCAAAGGTCAGGTAACGGTATTGCTGACGAAGTGTTTTGTTTCCCAGGAGACCGTTGACGAAGTAGCTGACCTGTTCGATTAGCTCATCGACCATGGTTTCGAGGCGGCCCTTCAGCTTAACCTTGCCGAAGTTGTCTGTCTTGCTGACCCGGTTACCGAGGTAGTTGGCGAAACCATCCACGAACCATTCTTCCGCCAGCCTTTCTTGGACAGCCTGGGGCGGTAGCCCGTCCAGGGCACCGTAAGCCGAGCTACGCTTTGTGACCTCTAGGGCTCGTGGGTCTCCTAGGGTTACTGCTTCCTTGTACATGCCGTTGATGATCTGGCGTTGCTCCAGGGAGAAGTTGCCACGTACCAGGAGGTGGCCGATTTCGTGTATGACCGTGTATTCCTGGCCCTTCGTGTTTGGACGGAGCCCTATGAAGTCCGCGCCACCGTCGCCCTTCTTGAGGGCCATGCCCATTTTACGCATGGTCTTGCGAAGCTGGTTGAATTCCGGGCCATCCTGTGCGTGCCGGAAGACACCGAAGCTACCGTCCTGGGCTTCTGTTCCGAATAGGCGCTGAACATCGTCGAGGCTCATAACGTTGGCCCTGTTCACCGCGTTTTGCTGGGTCTTGCCCATCAGGTTCATCATACGGTAGGCCAGAAGCCTTGAGTTTGATTCAACCTTCTTGTCTCGGTGGGTAATCTTTCTTAATATTTCCTTAACTTCTGCGGTAGCCCTGTTGGGAATGCCGTTTTCTTCGCCCGCACCCCTTGTCTGGGCGATCTCTACATCCATTGCGCGGTTGACCATGCTGGATTTGAATGAGATGTCTGGGTTTTCTTGCCAAACCCGCTTCAGGCCAGCCGCTGCGAGGTTCATCTCGTCTTCTTTGCCACGGATGAAGGCGCTTACGATTGCATGTTGGAAGTCTTCGGGGGTTTCGGCTCGTTTTCCACCAACTATTAGCTCGGTCCCGGCGGGATAATCCAGTTCCGCTATCTCCGGGGCGGTCAAAAGCTTCCTGTTTAGTGCAATGTTTAGGTCGCGGACACGTGCGTTGGGCGAATCGGTGCCTGAGGACAGTATCTCAGCTACGATTTCGGGCATCGACATCTCGTTGACAGACGAAAACTCGACGCCGGTTGGGTTGTCTGTGGCAACCGTTGTCTTTCCGCCAATGTCGGCGAAGATACCGTCGGCCTTGGCTACGAGTTTGGCGACGATGTCGTCGGCACCCTCTATTAATGCTTTGCGCTTGGCAAGAGCCCGGCGTTTGTGGAACTCGGATTGACGGTTCTGCGTGGCTACCATTTCGCCGTCTGGGCTAACGCGGATACCCTCACCAATCTTCGTTTTAGGTGTGTTGCGGCCAACCTGTTTACGCATATCCACCTGTACTTCGTGGATAATGTTCAGTACGCGGTTGGCTAGGGTAGTCAACCTATCGCTTACACCTTGGTCTGTCTTGTTGAGGGCCAGGTCTGCTATGGGATCATTGTATCCCAGACCGTCGATGTCTGGTATCCCGTCGGAATCGCCGCTTAACAGGCTGTCGGCCAGGGCCTCTATTTCCTGTTGGCGGGCCAACTCGCTTTCGCCTGTTCGTCTGGTTGCCACGGCTTCCAGGGCTTCAGGTGTCAGGGTTCCAGCATAGCTTGGGTCTGGATTTTCAGCCTGGAAGTCCTGAACTTCTCTCATCGCCCTGAGAAGTTTGTTTCTAACATGGAACGAGTTCATGTACTGGAAGACTTCTCGTCCCTGGTCGTCTTCGCCTGTCTTTTTCCCCCGGTCCAATAGGCCCACTCGTGTTTTCGCCTGGCCCTTGGCGTTGTAGTATTTCTTGGAACCGTCCTTACCCTTATACGCAATGCTTTCCTGTACGAATGAATTTACCTCGGCCACGCCGGACGCTGTTACCTTCCGGCCACCAAGGGCTTCTCTTACCTTTTCGGGGTCTCCGTCGGCGAGAGCCCTTTCGATGTTGTTCTTAATGGTTTCCCAGTTAACAAGTTTGTCAGCGAGGAACTTGACGCGCCCAGGCTTTGAGCCAGAGGTGTTGCCCGCTATCTTTTTCTGCATGTCTAGGTACTTGTTGGCGTTGAAGTCCCTGTCGGGCAAGATGCGCTCGAACAGCGGGATTAGTTTAGGGTCTACGTTGTTGTCTGCCAGGAAGAAACGTTCCATGACGCTGCGGACTTTGACGGCAATTTTTTCCCATAGGGACATAAGTTCTGTTGGTGTCCCGGCCTTGCCGCGAGAGATTGCGAATTGGGAGAACTGCTGTGCGAAGAACTCGGCGGGACTATGTAGTTCGTTGTCTGCCGCACCCGGAAGACGCTTGGTGAGGCTTCCGATGTCCACGCCTTCGTCGGTGATATACCTTCCCATGGCTTCCCAGAACATGCTCTTGTCTTTGGGTGTGAGGATGTTGGCGTAGGCCCAATGACCTATTTCGTGGATGACTTTCTGGAAGTCCGGTGTGTTGCTGGTTCCGTCGCCCGCCTCACCGATGCCGATGGTGTTGGCCGTGTCGGCGCTACGGGTGGATTGGGGCATGAAGGCGTAGCCAGTTGGGTCATTCCTGAACCGTGGCAGTGCGCTGTCTGCGCCACTAATGTTGCGGAGGACAGACATCACCGCGTTTAATTCACCGAGCGGACGCGCCCGCATGATCATGGCCAATTGCTGCATGGATGCATTGCGGCTGGCGTTGTTCCATTTGATTCCATGAGGGGCGTTGTAGCTGATGATGTCGTTAAGAAGCTCCATGTAGCTGATGTAGCCCTTGTAGTCGTCTGGGGTTTTGAAGTGCGGGGAACTCCAGGCCATATTCTCGTAGGCCTGAAGTTCCTCTACGACATCCCCCAGATACTTAAATTTGCCCTGTAGGCTTTTGCCAGCAAAGGTGGGTAGGGTGGCTTGGTCGATCTCAATGTTTGCTGCCTGGGCGAAGCTGATTGGTCGCGTGCCGGGATCAACAATGTCTGGATCGTCCTTGAGCTTGCCTACTTTCTCTACGTTCTGTGGTTTCTTGACGGGCGCGTAATCGCCGCCGTCTATTGGTGAGAATGATGCGTCTCTGGCCCTGCCGCGTAGGCTTGGATCGCTCCAGCCAACGACGAAGCTTTCGCCCTTCTGTTTGCCAAGGATGGCCTTGACGGGGTTGTTCTCGCCAAGCTGCTTGGGTGATGCGTGCCTGAACTTGCCCTTATATTTACCGCTAGTGATGGCCAGGGCGAATGACATTCCGTCGGGGATATCATCGCCGAATTCGGACATGGCCATATGGACAGCCCTATTCTCTGTATCGGCGCTCAGTTCCGCTTCGAGTACCGAGGCTTCGTCTACCGGTGTGGTGTCGGGCTCTTCGACGGCGTTTTTATAGGTGTTGGTGTTCTTGTGGTTCGGGTTGTGGAAGGCGCGTCCAGAGCCAGCCGGGGCCAGTGCAGAGGGTTGGAGGTGGCCTTGTTCCAGGGCCAGCTTAATCCTTTTGTTGAATATCTTTATTAACTCTCGTTTGATCTCGCTTTCGTATTCGACGACGACATCGTAATCCAGGTCGTCTGTCCTTATGACGAAATCGTCGCCATCTTTGGTTACTTTGCCGACGGTTTTGCCCAGGAACTTGATTGTCTTGTTGGGGCCCTTGCCGGTTATTTTGAAGTGGTTGTTCAGGTCGATTTCCACGCCATCGGCTTCGATGACCATGGGCTTGGCTTTGGCGCGGGGCTTGGTGGCGGGCGCGGCGTTGGCCAGCATTTCGAAACGCTTCTGGATTTCAGTTAGTTCTCTTGTTAGGAGCGCGGGGTCTCTATGTGATTCGAACCTGACGGTTGCATCCTTGGTGAGATTGACCTGTAACTCTTGGAGCGCAGCCGCGTGTTGCGACTTGTCTGCAATTGCGCGGCCTACCAATTTGTCTTCTTCGGTGACCTTGGTGTTCAGGGTGTCACCTAGTTCTTTTATGGCCTTTGGTTTATCTGTGACGACGCCCTTGTCTGCGCCTTCTTCGAGGGCGGCCATGCCTTTTTTCACCCATCTACGGTTCTTCCAGGCGGCTGGGTCTAATTTTCTTAACTCTTTCTTGAGTTCTTTAATGGCCCTTGTGTGTGCGTTGACCTGTATGTCGCTGTTCCAAGGCCCCTTGGCCTTGGCGGCAATACTCTTTAGCCGTTGCTCTTCTCTTATCTCACTGATCAAACGTTGGACCTTGGCGGGGACACTTTTCATTCTACTCTGTATGGCGGAGCCCTTGACTTCCGCTTCGGATGACTGCGTTAGGCGTTTCATCGCGTTGTTGATATCCGCGATAATTGCTTGTGGGCTATCAATGGCATCAGCCGCCAGCGGTGCGTCGGCCTTGGTGAGATACATGCGGTTCGTGACGGGGTCTACAAAAACCACCGAGCCCTTGGTATATGCGGTGGAGCCACCCTTTTGCTCTATTAGCATTCCTGGGTGGACCTTCATTTTCTCGTAGACAACGCCATCGATCTTCTCGAACTTGGGGATTGACCGTTTGTTGATGTCACCAATGCCGAAGTCCATCTTTGTCTTAGGGGTCCGACGAAGCAAATTCCCTGCTTTCGTGCGGGCCAGTTTGTAGGCGAAGACCTCTCCGGGGTGCTGGGGCCCGCCCTTGCCCCAGGATCGTTTGCCGGTTTTGGCCCAAGCGAACTTGGAAACCTGTTTGGGGAAACGGCTGACTACGCTTTCGGGGGACTCAAGTATGATTTGCTGTAGGGCGTTTTCGCTGTCTAGCTGACGGATTTCAGGGATGAGACCCTTTGAGACCAGGTCTTTTCTGATGGCTGCGATATCGATGGTGTCTTCGTCGGCCCCGTCCTTAACTGCTTTGCGGAGGTCGCGCACTACGGCACGGAGGGCCACTACGATCTCTACGTTTTCACCGGATAATTCGGTGACTTTCTTGCCGTCTGCGTTGGTGACCTTGGTTTCTTTGAATTTGTTCGGGTCTTTGACCATCCTTACTTTGCTGGCTGAAGCTAAGGAACCCTCTTCTATGGCGGTCATGGCGGCCATTTCGCCGGTGAGGACTTCGCCATCCCGCTTCAGGGTGTCGGTAAGACGACCGGTGTAGCCGTATTTATTGGATGTATTTCCGGGTCCAGACAAAGCACCCTGAACCTTGCCCAGCTTGTCTACGCTGTAGGTTATGCCGTTGATAACCTGAGTGCCCTGAACGATTTGGCGACCTTCATGTGGTGCAATCGTTACGTCGCTGTCTTTGTGGGCGACGAAAACCTTATCTCCGTCTACGCGGCGGGCCCTGATCTTCTTGATGTTTATGTTTATGAATTCCTGGATGAACGCCTTGTTCATGCCGGTTGCGGCTTTGGCCTCGTGCAGCATAGCCGTGGCTTTTTCGAGGGCCTCGCGTTCCTGGGGGGTAAAATCTTCCAGGCTGTCTGGCTTGACAACTGCTTTGCCTGACCGTTGTGGGACCACGAGGTTGATGTCGGCGGCTGGGATGGCCCCGTCTTTGAACATTTGGCGAGACAGTATGGCGTGTGTCTTGGAGCCGAACCGCTCCATCACTTCTGCCATTAACTCGCCGGGATTGAACTTACTGCCCATGCCCTCGGAGAGTTCAGCGAACAGTTGGATCGCGTTGTCTTCAAGGTACTTGTGATACTCCAATAGGGACGATGCCAGTGCTTGAGCCCTGGAAGCCTCGCTTACTAGAGCGGTATCGCCGCTCACCTGGTGGGTGAGAAGGGTCTCGACAAGGTCCGAACTGAATACTCTTGGGCCGTAAGGCATGTTAGGAGTGACTTCGGAGCCTTCCGCGAGTGCGCTGAATACGGAGATTACCCTGTTCTTTGCGTTTATCCCGTCTACCTTGCGATTCATCCACGCAATGCGAGCGGCAGTCTTCTCTGCCTTGGAGGAAAGGCCTTTGACTAAGGCTCTGAGTTCTACGCGGGCTGCTTTGGCCCAACCCTCGAAGGCGACATCGGGATCAATGGCCGCGAGGAACGTTAGGGTTTTCCCTTCACTGGACGCCGCGTCTATGACGGCATCATCTAGGTCTGGGAGAGCCTCGGCGTCTGGGGCGTCGGTATCGGCAACCTTTGCGGCGGCTGCGTCGTCTGCATCTACTGAGGCCAGTATCTTCTCGGCCTCGTTGACAATGTCGTCTTCGCGTGAAGCGGTAGCGACCTTGTCGTCTAGCTCGGCCTGGGCATCGTCGGCTGCCTTCTTTGCCGTCTTGCGGTCGGCTTGCATACCCTTGCGACGGCCTAAGTGATCCTTGAGAGTTGCTTCCTCTTCGGGTGTGGCGGTGCCCCGTTTGACTTTCCGGCGAATATTCTTGATTTCGCTTTCCTGGGTCTTGAGATTTTGGGTGATTTCCTCTTCGAGGGCCCTGTTTTCGTTGATGCGAGCGGTTACTTCGGCATCGGCGTCGGGGACGCCCGCCATATCGTCGGCATCGAAACGAACACCGGGCTCGCCAGCCGCGTCGGGTTCAATGGGTGCGGCTGCTTCGGCGTCAGGGGCGGCTTCGTCTCCGGCTCTGGCGGGAGTGCCTTCGGGGACGGCTGCGGCTGGGGCGGCTCTTGCCGCCGCGCCAGGCTGGCCACCGGCATCGGGTGGGGGAGCGCCACCTTCAGCGGCGTCAGCGGCGTCCATGGAGCCAGCTAGGCTACGGGCCGCGTTCTTCATGCCATCACCGGTGTCTTCGACCATGGCTTTTAGGTATCGTTTGTATGCGGTTTCGAGGTCGTTGGCGGTTCTTCGCAGACTTTCGACCTTATTCATGTCTGCCATTGGGGCGTCAGGGTCACCGGCACTCTTGGCGGCGGCAGCTTCGAGGGCGTCGGCTTGGTCGCGTAATTCCCTGATGATACTTGGGGCCCTACGCATGGCCTCGTGTGTGGTTAGGGCGTCCTGGGCCTGTAGGATTTCCGTCATGTCGTCAGCGTCGATTAGACCTCTATCAACGCCGTCTTGCAGAACGTCCTTGAGTGCTGGTGCGTCCACCGTGTTGCCGTCTGGGTCTGTATAGCGTCCCCCCTGGACAGCGGCGTTAAGGTGGGCGTCGGGAATATCGATACGGTCGAAATGGTTCTCTAGGTCGCCCTCTAACTCTTGTGTCTTGGCGGCCCAGTGGGCGTCAACCTCTTCGGGGCCAACTTCGTCCGCATCCAGACGAGCCTGGAGTTCCGCTTCGGCCTCTTGTCTTGCTGCCAGGCCCTCGGCTTGTCCCTCTTTCCAATTGCTTTGTTTCCACTCTAACTTACCCTTCTTCAGGGCAGACCACCTGGGACGGATAGGGTTGACGGCACCCAATGCACCGAATATTCCGCCTAGACCAGCGCCCGCCAGCCCGCCGATGCCAGCCTCGAAGGCTAGTTGGGTTTTAGAGAACTCGTCTTGAAGCCCGATATTGATATCGCGGGTCTGGATACCGGCTGAAGCGATACCTTCCGTGCCGACGCCGATTACACCTTCAGTGAGGGCACCTCTTTTTATCCCGCCCCATAAGCCAGCCTTGAAGGCGGACTTTCCGGCTTCCGCTGCGGCCCTTGCCGCAACCTTTGCGCCAGCGCCACCGAAGCCGAAACCGAGTATGTTGACGGGGTCCAGGAGGACCGCGCCCGCGTTCTGCCAGAAACCCTCGGCACCACGCCCACCTTCTTCGTAGAAGTTGGGCATCTGCTCGTAGACGCTTTGTAGTCTGGCTAGACGAGCATTCTGGATGTTGTTGTTTTCGAAGGTTTCGAGGGCCTCGCCGACAATATAACCCGTGTTCAGGTTGCTCCATGCGCGGTCGGAGAAAAATCTTTCGATGGCCTCATCTATGTCAGAGAAGGTCGAGCCATCCTTATCGTAGTAATAATCATATATGTCCTGGATAAACCTGGTGTCGGCCAGTTTCTCTAGGGCTTCTTGCTTGGTAAGGTTTGCCGCATAACCTAGGGCATTAGCGTCCTTTGCGGCGGGGTCTAGTTCTCCCGTAGGAGATGGGATGTCTTCCCAGATGTTGTAGCTCGAACTTGCGCCATCAGAGATCATTTCGCCAGTTCTAGAAACACCACCTATTTCAGGGTAGCTCGCGTCACCTTTTGCCATCGGATACTCCAGTTTTCTAACAGCGTTTTTTTAGTATAGACAAGACAGGTAGGGTAATCGTCCCTATGGGGTGGTAGGCGGTGGTTTAGCCGCCTCTATCCTCCCAAGGTTCAAAAGCCTTTCATAAAACTCATCCTCTCCCAACATTAAGACATCCATTGGCATTTGATATAATCCATTATTGCCCTTCAATATATCGGCGAGATAGCCTTGATTGGGAAGCCTTTCTCTTTTGAAGCTGTATGAAGTGCCCTGGTTCCCACCGAATTGCCTAAAGAAAATGTTGTTTGAAATCTTGTTTGCCAGCTTGCCGTCTTGCTGGTCCCTGCCGCCAAACAGGATCATATTACGTAAGAGCTTCTTGGCCTCTTTTGGTCTTAATTCCAGGTTATGGACTTCCTTCGCCAGTTCTTTGATTTTGTCGTTATTCACTATGTCATCACCCAATACTCCGTCTTTCAACCACTCCGGGGGGATGCTGTATTTCGTCTTGGCAGTTGCATTGGGTATGAGGAACTGGCCTATTTGCAGACCCTTTGCAGCATCGGGGGTCCGAAGAGTGCCCCCGTGAGAAATACCCAGTTGGGTTGCAAGATGCGCGGAAGCGGGCAACGAAATCGCCGTCAGAGTGGCCCTTTGTTTCGGAGTAACATTAATAATTTTCAGTTTCCGGCCCCTGTCTATTACCTTTGTATCCTGTGGTCGTGTGCCACGTATCTCTCTTAGGCCGTCTTCCTTGATTTTCTCCAGTTTTAGAAGTTGGTACTGGTAAAGTTGCTGGATGGTGTTAATTGTTGCGCCTGTCCAGAAATCATCATCTGGGATAAAGCCCAAACCCGCCTTGGGCACGGTCCACATGGAATCCTTCATTGTGTCACCAAACGTATTGTCGAGCCGCGCCTTCCTATCTTTCATTGCCGCATTCCAATCGGTGACCATTACTCCTATGTCAATATTGGACGTTACGGTCCAGCCCACCCCATCTTGATAGTCCGTTTCTGGTGCGGCCTTTATTCTTTTTACCATCTGGTCAAGCTGGTCTTCTATGTGTTCCCATAGTTTCTTCGTTTGATCCAGGGGGAGTGCGTTTGGTGACAGTACGAATGCCCGTCTGTACTGGTTTTCAATTTGAGTTTTACGGACTCCCCATTTTTTCCAGGTAGGAAATTTCGCTAAAATAGCAATTTTTACGGCGGTAGCGTTCTTAGTCTTTATGGCTTCTTTCTCTATTGCGTCCATGGCGGCGGGTAGTTCTGCGGGGGGAATATAATATTCAGTGGTAATAAACTGGGCAGCCAACGTAGCCGCACCGGCTTCCCCCCAAGCCCCCTTTTGAGCGTCGTCGCCGTCTTGTCTTTGGGCAACAGCAGAAACTATAATCTGTATGTAATTTTTACGTTCTTCATCCGCCTCCTGGCTGCCCTTCATTGCGCGGATGGCATCCAACTGCGCGTCCTTTTTGTAAACAATGAATTTCTGCAACCTCTTGAAGGCGGTATCGCCTATCATCTCTTGCAGCCTATCCATGCTTTCGTCGTGTTTCTCTACAAAGTCAAAGTAACCCACAGGG